CCCGAAGGATTGCCCTCGTCATCCGTGACATGTACATGGAATGCGAACGCGCTGGACTGTATGCCGATTTCATTCTTGAGCCAGAGCAGCAACGGCAGAACCGGCTGAAAGACCGTCTCGGGATATCCGAAATTGTTCCGGTGAACATGTCATGACAAGTTCCGTTCTGGAGTCCCCGGCACCTCTCCTGCTTGAAGATGGCTTGAGAAAGTGGCGTATCCAGCGCACCATTGATGATCCATTCGAGTTTGGACGCATCTATTTCCCCAAATACTGGTTCCAAGCGTCTCCGGATTTCCACAAGGACATCATTGATCTTGCCACGCACAAGAATGAAGAGGAATGGCAAGGCAAGGAGAACTTGAATACCCTTGTCATTGCCGCTCCAAGAAATCATAGCAAGTCAACATTGATTACATTTCTGTATGTCATCTGGTCACTTGTGACACAAAGAAAATTCTTTGTGGTCATTATTTCCGATATTGCGCGTATCTCTACATCTCATTCCCGGAACATCAAGGAAGAGTTCGAGATGAACGACAAACTTGTCAACGACTGGGGCATCGTCCTTGGTCGAGATTGGGACAGCTTTGATGGCGCAGCTCGTGGAGAGAAGGAAAAGTGGACCGACGAGGAGTTTGTCATTGGATTCCGCAAGTGGGACAAGATCAACAACAAATGGGGCAATGAACTTGAGGATCGCGCAAAGATCCTTGCCCGAATGGCAAACAATCCGTTGCGAGGTCTCAGGTTTGGATTCAGGAGACCAGACTTGGTCATTGCTGACGATTTGGAGAATGACGAACTGGTTGACACTTCGGTGCAAAGACAGAAACTTGCTTCATGGTGGGACTCGGCAGTGGAACCGATGATCGAGCCCCCGCCTATTGGCCAGATCATTCTTGTCGGGACGGTGCTCCATTATGGTTCGCTCTTGAACCAGATGCTTGCCCGTCCTGATTTGTATGTCACAAGAAGATATCAGGCAATCATTACCAAGCAGGACGAGGCAGGGATCAAGGTACAGGCGCCGCTCTGGCCTGAACGATTCTCCCTTGAGCGATTACGTGCAATCCGTGCCAAGAATGTCCTGGCATTCCAGAAAGAGTACATGAACGATCCGCGTGATGATACCTCGCGTACATTCAGGAGTTCATGGGTGCAATGGTATGACGCAAATGATCTTGGATATCGGCCATCAAGCAAGCGATGGTTTTTTCGCGGAAAAGCATTGACATTCTTCACTGGCGTTGACTGGACCGTTGGCAAGGATGACGCTGCAGATTTCTTCTCTCTTGTCATGATTGGCAAGACAGCCGATCAGGATATTGTCGTTTTTGATATAGTGAATCAGCGAATGGATGTGGCAAATCAATTGAACAGGGTTATCCAGCAGAATCAGTCCTATCCGATACAGATGAATGGCATTGAAGGCAACGGATTCCAGCATGTCATCATACAGCAGATCATGAAGAAATCATTGCTTCCCATTCGCGAGATCAAGCATTACGCAAAAAAGAAGAAACAGATACGCATCGAGGGCATGTCTCCATTGTTTGAACAAGGAAAGATTTTCCTGCGCAGATGCACAGCTGACGAGATCCGCATGCTGAAGCTTTCCGGCGAGGATGATGAATTGCTCAATGAGGATGAAACCCGTTCAGTCATTGTTCATCCGGAATTTCACAAATTCTACGATCAGCTCATGACGTACCCTAGATCCGAGAATGACGACATGCTCGATGCGTTGGAAATGTCATTGGAAGTTTCGCGCAACACAAGAAAAATGTTCGACGAAGTGCTAATGGTGTAAGGAGATAACCTACATGGTAGTAAAAGCAGACGGTTTTGGAAACATCATTGATCCTACATCAACAGCACTTGATCCCAAGGAAGTCTTCAGCAAGGCGAACATGGACAAAATGAAGGAAGATAATGAGCGGCGAAGAGGACAGTGGTTTTCAAACTACGGCCCTTCGGTCGCTCAAGTCAGTTTTTCTCCGGGAACGTTGCGCAAGCCGCTTGACACTCCGCCATATGGAATGCTCAGGGCAGTTGCCAGAGAAAGTCTCATTGATCGTGCCATCATCTCCAGACGCATTGAAGATGTCAAGGGACTGGCAAGAAAGATCTTTGTCCCCGGAAAGCAACGTGGCTGGCGGGTTGTGCATCGCCGGTTTGACGATCCCAACTTTGATTCAAGCACTCCGGACATCATCCGGAGATGTGCGGAGATGGAAGAGCTGATTGAGAACCCTGTGTCAACCTATCACAAGACATTCAGGGATTTCCTGACTGTTTCCGTGCAGGAAGAATTGGTCATTGATCGTCGGGCCATGGTCGTTTCACGCGACAAGCGAGGTCGCCCTGTCGATTTCTATCTCCTTCCGGGTGACACAATCCTGCCGGTTCTCTATGTCATCATGCCGTGGATGGCAAAACGTGGCATCAGCAATGAACGTGTGGCGCGAATGATGCTGAGCGAGGAATGGTCCCAGAAGACTGGACTCACCATTGACATCACTGATGCCGAATACGTGCAGGAAGTTGATGGACAGATCGTTGGTGCCTGGAACAAGGGAGAGATTGATGTTGAATGGACAAACCCTTCTGGAGAACTGAACCGATGGGGTTTCGGCACATCCGTGCTGGAGCAATCCCTTTCTGCAACAAGTTTGCTCCTGAACATGTTCAACTTCAACAAGGATCTGTTTCGTCCCGGATTTCCGTCGCGCATGCTTGTGCTTTCGGGAGATTATTCCGCTGAAGGATTGAGCACGTTTGAGCGTCAGATTCTTGGCCAAGGTGGTGCCGGAACTCCCAAGAGCAAGATGCCTGTCTTGCCGGGACCGGAAAACATGCGAGCTCAAGTGCTTGATCTTGCGAATACCCCGAGCGACATGCAGTTCGAGCAATTTTTTCGGTTGATGGCGTCAATCAAGTGCGCATTCTTCGGCATGCATCCATCGCGACTCAACCTTTCCGAGAAAGCCAGCCAAGGAGCATTGTTTGGTGGCGCAAATGCCACTGGGGAAATTGCGGAAACAATCAATGAGGAAGGATTGTACTCGTTGCTGGAAAGCAACGCGGATTGGTTGACACGGTCGTTGATCCATCCTCATTACGACGACCTTACATTGATCTTTGACGGAATCACTCCGCAGGATGAGCGAACCATCGTGGCAAACCTTCAGCTTGAATCACAATGGAGCACCAAGAACGAGATTCGTGCCCGTCGCAATCTTCCGCCACTGCTTCAGGAAGAGGGTGGGGATTCGATTGCCGATCCTATCTGGTTGCAGATTGTCAACATGAAGCAGCAGATGGAGATGATGGCAATGCAATCACAACAATATGGACAGGGGGATTTCGGTGGTGCACCTCCGGGCGCACCACCGGGTGCGGGTGGCCCTCCCGGTGCGCCTCCCGGTGCGGGTGGCCCTCCCGGTGCGCCTCCCGGTGCAGGTGGCCCTCCCGGTGCAGGTGGCCCTCCGGGTGCAGGTGGCCCTCCGGGTGCAGGTGGTCCTCCGGGTGCGCCGCCGGGGGGAATCCCGCCCGAGCTTCTCGCGCAGATAGCGGCTCAAGCAGGTCAAGGGGGAGGGGCACCCCCTCCAAAGAAGTAAACTCTATCAACAAGGAGATCAGGAAATGAAGTTGATGCAGAACAAGAAAGCGTGGTTCAGCGATGCGATTTTTGTCGATCACGTGCTGGAACTCAGGAAGAGTAACCAAAGAGGCGAAGGGCTCAACAAGGATTGGGATCCGGGTTCGATGGGCAAGATGACGGAAAAGGCAGGGTTAGCTGAGATTGCCGACGGAATGAGACAAGGAGCGGAGACTGTTGGCAATGCGCTGCTAAATCCGCATTTGGCCGCACCCGTTGCGGCCTTGGGTGCAACAGGTGCGTTCGAAGTAGGAAGAAAAGTTGTTCGGGGCGCAAAGAATGTGGTTGGAAAAATCAGGGATGCGATGCGCACGAAAGAGTTGGGCGAAGACGAAAAGGGGGCCCCACCTCCCGGTTATGCTCCGGTCAATCCAAATTTCAAA